CTTGGAAAAGACCCGGGAGACCGTTGGGGCGGCCTCGATTCAACTTGAATTTGAAATATTTTGATACTTTTTGGAGGACTTATGGCTAAATCAAAAAAAATGTATAGTCTTGAAGACATAATTCCTCTTTTGTCGGAGGATTCGTTGAAAGTCGCGTCAGGAATGATTGAAGATGCGGTTTTTATGCAGAATCAGCTCCGAGAACTGCGGGAACAGATAAAAAGAGATGGAGTTTCCGAGAATTATCAGTACGGTAGCAAACCAACAGCTGCCATGACAACTTATTTGCAAGTACAGAAGCAATACGGAGTTATAATCCGGTATCTGACCGATCTACTTCCGAAAAACAACAAGACTGCTGCCTCCGCCGATCTACTGGATTGGGTAAACAACAATTGATCGAGTTTGAGGAGTATTTCGGAAAGATCGTAGACGGCAAGATCACGGCTTGTGATAAAATGCGGAGAATTGCGGAGGTATTACTTGAGAGATATCTTTCTCCGGATGAATTTCACTTTGACGCGGATATTGCGAAACGTCATACGAAGTTTATCGAAACATTTTGCAAACTTCCTTCCGGAAACGTAGGTCAGCCGTTAAAGTTGGAACTGTTCCAAAAAGCAAGACTTCAAGCTCTGTTCGGGTTTGTGGATGATAACGACCTGCGACAGTACAATGAATGTCTGATTATCGAAGGACGAAAAAACGGCAAGACAACCGAGACGGCAGCAGTTGAGATCGACATGTTGATTGACGACAAAGAAGGATCTCCACAAATATACAACATTGCTACAATGTTAGACCAGGCAAAACTTGGTTTTAATGCGGCGGTTAAGATGATACGTCAGAGTCCAACGCTATCGGCAAACGTAAAGAAGAGGGCATCGGATCTATACTTTGATGGAAACTTTGGATTTATAAAGGCTTTGGCTTCCAACAGTAACAGTCTTGATGGTTTGGATGTTCACTGCGGAGTCATAGACGAGTTATCAGCAATCAAAAACAGAGATATATACGATTTGATTAAACAAGCAATGGGAGCAAGAAGGCAACCGTTGCTTTTTTGTATCACGACAAATGGATATGTCAGAGAGGGAATATTCGATGCGCAGTATAAATATGCTGCAGATATCCTTAATGGAACGATAAAGAATCCCCGCTTCCTTCCGTTCATTTACGAGCTTGACAGTCCGGAAGAGTGGACGGATGAGAACTGTTGGGTAAAGGCGAACCCCGGAATTGATACCATCAAATCTCGTGCATACCTTCGGGAGATGGTTCAGAAGGCAAAGGACGACCCGAGCTTCAAGCCAACTGTAATGGTTAAGGACTTTAACATCCCGCAGTCGGGATCTTCGACCTGGCTTCCGTTTGAGTCGGTAGTTAATGAGACTACATTCGAGATGTCGAAGGTTTCAAAGAGCTATGCAATCGGTGGATGCGACCTTTCCAGTGTGTATGACCTCACTTGTGCCACATTGGTTATTAGAAAACCGAATGATGATAACGTTTATGTACTTCAAAAGTATTTCATTCCTCAAAGAAAACTCGAAGAGACAAAGGTACACGCTTCCGACGTAAAGCAAGTACCTTATAAGCTATGGGCGGAGCAGGGATGGCTTGAGATAAACGAAGGCGCTCAAGTCGATTATTCAGCGGTTACACGTTGGTTTGTAGAGATGGTCGAAAAATACGACATCCGCCCTTTGTGGATATGTTATGACCGTGCTCTTTCCGGTTATTGGGTGCCGGAGATGGAAGACTACGGCTTTGAGATGGAAAAAACGGCGCAAGGTCCTTTCACTTGGTCACAACCCATGAAAGAGCTTGCTTGTGCTTTGCAGGAACATAAAGTTATTTACAACAACAATCCTATGCTTCGGTGGTGTTTAGCAAATACCGGAGTAAAGGCACTCAATAAAGACGGAATAGAGACAATTCAACCGGTGAAGCTGCAGGAAAGCCGGAGAATCGACGGGATGGTTTCGCTCCTTAATGCTTGGGTTGGATATGTCAAGCATATGGACGAATATCTGCCGTATGTAAGGTAAGGGAAAATGAAAAGAGAGCGCAGAAGTATACTCGATCTGTTCAGGCCGATAAAGTCAGATCAGTTAAAAACCTATACAGAGTTTAAAGAACTCGGAACGTATATGTCCTATTTCGGTACGTTCGGAAATAACATATATGATTCAGCCGATGTCAGAACAGCAATCCGCACTTTATCGGAGCATACTTCTAAGGCGAATCCGAGAAGTACAGACAAGAGGATTGAGAGATTACTGCAGCTTAATCCGAATAAGTACATGAACGGAAAAGACTTTCTCGCAAAGGTCCGTAACATTCTGGAAATCAAGAACACGGCCTTCGTTTATATCGAGAGAGACAATACCGGCAAGGTTATAGGGTTTTATCCGGTACCGTATCAGACTTACACAGCCGTCGAGTATAAGAACGGCTTATACGTACAGTTCTCCTTTGATGGAACAGCTGTTAATCAGCTTGTAGTCCCTTGGGAGGATCTCGCCGTGCTCCGTAAGGACTATTTGATGTCTGACATCGGAGGTGAGAGCAATAAACCACTTCTCGGTACGCTCGATGTAATCAACACGATGGACCAGGGACTTGAAAACGCTGTTAAGTCAACTGCCAACCTTCGCGGAATCTTAAAGAGTACAAAGGGAATGCTTTCACCCGATGATTTGAAGAAACAGAAGGACAACTTCGTCAAGGACTACATGAACATCTCGAATGCCGGTGGAATTGCTTCGCTTGATTCGACTCAGGAATTTAAAGAGATCAACCTCAAGCCCACAACGGCAACGGCAGAAGAGCAGGACTCTTACCGGGAGAGGGTTTACAGATACTTCGGAGTTAATGAGAAGATCATTAAATCAAATTATACCGAGTCCGAGTATGACGCTTTTTACGAGAGCCGTATTGAACCGGTGCTTGTAGCTCTTTCGCTTGAGTTTACCAGGAAGATTTTTTCTGATAGAGAAATCTCTTTCGGTGCTGAGATTTGGTATGAGTCCAATCGCTTACAGTTTGCATCAGCGAAAACAAAAATATCGATGGTTGCTCTTGTGGATCGCGGGCTTATGACTCCGAACGAATACAGAGCACTGTTTAACATGGCACCTTATGAGGGCGGCGATGAATTTGTTTTGAGACTTGACACGCAGAAGACGGGTGACACATCCGATGATGATACCAGCAACCCCGTAGGAAGACCGCCAAAGGATGATTCAGAAGGAGACGAATGATGAAAAAAATTGAGAGACGCTTTGATGTTGAGCTTCGGGCGATGAGAGACGAGAACAACGGAAACTATATCGTGGGTGTTCCCATTGTTTTCGACAGACAGACCGATCTCGGCTATTACACCGAAGTTATTGACAGACACGCACTTGATAACACGGATATGAAAGATGTTAGGTTTCTTGTAAACCATAACACCGATATGATACCCCTTGCAAGAAGTCGCAACAATAACGCGAACTCAACAATGCAGATGTGGGTAGAAGAAGACGGTATGCACATCAGAGTTAATCTTGACACTGACAGAAATACCGATGCAAGAGCTCTTTATTCGGCGGTAGATAGAGGGGACGTATCCGGAATGTCCTTCATGTTCTCCGTTGATGAAGATAATTGGGAAGGACTTGACACGGAAGCACCGAAAAGAACGATTACTTCAATCGGAAAGATATTTGAGGTATCAGCCGTGACATTTCCGGCCTATGAACAGACTTCAATCCAGGCAGCAGACTTATCCGAAGCATTGGAGAATGCAAAGGACGTACTGGAGAGTGCGAAACGGTCCGCCGAGGATGAAGTTAAACGTGCAGAAATCAGAAACCTTTTAGGAGGTAACACAAATGAAAATTGAAGACATGACGCTTGCTGATGTTGAAGCAAGACTCGCAGAGATCGAGGGCGAACTTGAGACAAGAAGCGGCGAAGAGCTTGACGCTCTTAAGGCTGAAGTTGTTTCCCTCCAGGAGCGCAAAGCAATTCTTGCAGGCCTTGAGGAGAGAAAAGCCAACGCTGAGGAACTCACAGAGCAGAGAGCAACCGAAACTATTAATGTTATCGAGACACGAAAGGAAGAAAAGACAATGAAGACTATCGAAGAGTACAGAAACTCCGAAGAGTACATCAACGCTTATGCCGAGTACATCAAGACCGGCAAGGACGAGGAAGTTAGAAAGCTTCTCACTACCAACGTAGGCGACGCAGGTCAGGTTGCAGTACCTGATTTCGTTTACGACATCATCAAGACCGATTGGCTCAAGAGTGGAATCCTTAGCCTTGTAAAGAGGATCTCCGTTCAGGGTAACATGAAGGTTCAGTTTGAACTTACTGCAGGAGACGCAGTTATTCACGACGAAGGATCCGGAGCTGTTTCTGAGGAAGAGCTTACCCTTGGAATCGTTACCCTTGTACCTCAGTCAATCAAGAAGTGGATTTCCGTTTCTGATGAGGTCAATGACATGAAGGGTGAAGCATTCCTTCGCTACATCTACGACGAGCTTACCTATAAGATCGCTCGCAAGGCTGAGTCTATCCTCATCGGAAAGATCAAAAATCTTCCTACCAGCGCAAACGCAACAAGCGTAAATGCAAAGAAGGTTAAGGCAGGTGCAGCTCTTGGAACTATCGCAACCGCACTCGGACAGCTCAATGCTGAAGCATCTAACCCCGTTGTAGTTATGAACCCTGCTACAAAGGCAGCATTTAAGGCAGCAGTATACGCAGGACACTTCAACGCTGATCCTTTTGAGGGACTTACCGTTTACACAACAAACGATCTTCCCGCAATCGCTGACGCTTCCGAGAATGCAGTTTACGCAATCGTAGGCGACTTCGGCTATGGTGTTCTTGCCAACTTCCCTAACGGAGAAGCTACCGAGATCAAGTTCGACGACAAGACTCTTATGACCGAGGACCTCATCAAGATCCTTGGAAGAGAGTTTGTTGCGATTGAGCCTATCGCTTGCCGTGCATTCGTTAACATCACTGCTCCTGCAGCAGGCTGATCGGAGGTAGTGTATGAAGGGTTTAGTCAAGGTTAATTTCACGGACAAGAATACCGGCATTGGCTATCTTGTTGGACAGAACGTAGAGTTTGCGAACCTTCGTATGAAGGAACTCGCAAGCAAAGGGTTTGTTGAGTGCAGAGATGCCGAAGCTAAACCCGTTAAGGCAGAGCCGGAGGAGAAAGTTGAGAAACTTCCGAAAAAGACTCCGGCAAAGCCTAAAAAGAAATAGCGAAGGGAGCAGGGGATAATGGAGACAATCTTTAACAAAGTTAAACTTGCTCTCAGAATATCTCATAATCTGCTTGACTCGGAAATCTCGGATGTGATCACTTCGGCGCGGCAAGAGTTGGCCCGTGCCGGAGTAGATCCCGAGGTTGCGAACAGCGATAAAGAGATAATTCAGACAGCTATTAAGACTTATGCGCTTGAATATTACGCTCAGGATCCGAAAGACGCGGACCGGTATAGCGAATCGTTCAAGTATCAGCTTGATTGTATCAGAAAGTCGGAAATCACCGTTGAGGGCGAATAAATGTATGATTCAGTGATCAAACTTATATCAGAATCGAATACGGTTGATGAGTACGGCGATACTGTTACAGTCGAGACTCAAAGATCTATTTTTGCAGAGGTAAAAAGCATCGGTCAGAGCGAGTTTTACCAGGCGCAAGCGGTAGGACTCAAACCGGAAATCAAGTTTGTGATAGCAGATTTTGCGGACTATCAGAACGAAAAGCGGTTGAAATACACTGCATTCGGTGGCTCTGAAGAAGTTTATACCATCCTGCGGACGTACAGAACAAAAAACCAACTTGAAATCGTATGCAAGCGAGGGATTGAATGAGTACCCCGAAGTCAGTTGTAAAGCTAAGTAAAAACGGAGTGGAATATACCTCGAATGTGGATGCTTGCCAGTATTATATCCACGAGCTGAACCGCGCCGCCCTTCGTGATGTTGCTAAGTTTGTAAAAGCCGAGTTTCGCAAGGCTTATTATGAAGTTTTTGGCAGACATTCCGGTGATGGTGGTAAAGCTGTCAGCTATAAGGTTATCTCGAGCAAATCGACGACCGCTCCGAGGGTTCAGATAGGACTAAAGGCTAAAAAGATTGATGGTTTCTATGCTTTCTTTCAAGAATTTGGTTCGTCAAAAACTCCTAAACTCGGGCTTTTGCATCATGCTGTTGAGGGGAACATCCCGAAGATCGTCGAGATAGAATCGAAGTATTTGAGCGGACTCGAAGACGAAGCACAAGCACTGGCACTGATAAACGAAGGAGACTACGAGGATGAGGACGAATGACCTTAAAAAACTCATACAGACGAAGTTAAAGACAATCACGACGGATGTCTATTATGAGGTGGCAAGTGATGATGCTCTCTATCCTCACATCGTTTTTGATTTTGACAGTATCAACCTCGGGGACTTGTCCCGGCAAGACTACATGTTGAACATTGATGTGTGGTCAAAGGGTAAGAATACAAAACCGATTGATGATATGTGCGACTCTATCGAGGAACTCCTGCAGGGTCAGAACTTACCGCAAGAAAACATCCTTCCGACGTTTTATCTCGTGGACAGAAGGACAGTACCCGATCAGGACAAGGACATCAAGCACCGGCTAATAAGATTTCAAGTACAAAACTATGTGAGGTAATGTGATGGCAATAACAAAGTATATCGGAACCGGTGAAGTTTCTTCCGCCGATTTCAAGGAGATCTCATGGGTAGGTCTTACAAAAGGCGGCAATGCCGTAACAATTAAGCTGCACAATGCTATCAACATGGGGAACATCGATTGGACTTTTGCCGAGAAGAATGACGTAGTGCCGAGCATCGAATTTACCGCTTGTTACGACAACACGGATGCGGCTTCTGACTCAAACATTGAGCCGTTTGAGATTGAAGTAAACGGAAGCAGTGTAAACGCTTCTGACGGAATCATTCTCGGTGCCGGGAAGTTTTATATCGGAAGTACCCTTGTTGCACTCACGAGAGGTGGCGGACAGTTTACTGTTGAGCGCGAGTATCGTGAGATCAATGCAGACGGAGACAGAGGAGCTGTCAAGGGTAGAGTAGTAATGGAGTCGTCAAGACCCAAGCTTACCATGAATGTTCTTACTATGCTTGCAAATATCTCTTCGCTTTATAGCTCAATTGAGGTATCTGCATAAAACATAGCACAAAGCACAATTAAACGAGAGCGTGGATTAGGATTCGTCCTTGTCTGCGCTCTTTTTTTTATTTAAGGAGAACAACATGCGCAGTTTAGAAACACAGGACATTTTCGCATTCGTGCGATTAATTGATGAAGTTGGAATCAAAGAAGAACTGAAAAAGTTAATCATGTCAAAGGATAAGATCGCGGATCTGACGCAGGAGTCCTTCGGATATGATTTGATATTTACGCTTATCTCCGGAGCAAGTAAAAAGAATGCTGAAAACGCTCTGTATGAGTTTTTTGCCGGAATCTTTGAGGAAGATAAAGAGATCATCCGTCACATGGATCCGACGGACTTCATGGAAAAGGCGATTAAGGCAGCAGAGCCGGAGAAGTGGAAAAGTTTTTTCGCATCGGTTGCCAAATTGACGAAGTTAAACTAATTGATTTGGTTTTGCGAAGATATCACACACTTGATGTTATGAAGGTGCTATCACTCGATCGCTTTATAAAGTTGATACTGTTAGCACTTGAGGAAGAATCGAAAGAACAATTCCGCAGGGAATGGCTCGCAATGATACCGATGATGCTCTTCTCCGGTAAGTATATGACGTTTGAGGAATATTACAACAACGTATCCGGAAAAAACATCGATATGCGCCCTGCAGAAGAAATCATGGCAGAAATAGACAGAGCACACGCGAAAGCAAAAGGTGAAGTAAATGGCACTTGAGATTTTTAAACTTGTCGGCTCGGTTTTTGTAGACACTGACAAAGCAAACGACTCACTTCAAAAAGTAGATAAGAACGCGGGAAAGGTAGCGGAAGGTTTCTCCAATGCGGGGAAAGCCGTCGGCGCAGTCGGTGCGGCTATCGGTGCGGCAGTTGTTGGAGCAGGGACGGCTATCGTAGGAATGGCAAACGATACCTCCGAAATGGCTGACGAGATAGACAAAGCATCAATCCGTATGGGAATAGGTGCGGAGAAGTACCAGGAGCTCGCATATGCTGCCGGACAGTGTGGTGTTGAAATGTCCACAATGGAGCAGGCGGCGAAGAATCTTGAGGGTACGGATATTAGCTTTGAGGATGCTATCGCGCAAGTCATGGCTCTCGGTGATGAGCAGGAGAGAACAGCTAAAGCACTTGAACTCTTCGGAGAAAGAGCAGCCTATAACATGGCACCATTGCTTGCTCAATCGGGTGAGGAATTTGACGCACTGACGCAGAGAGCACACGATCTCGGAATAGTCATGTCTGACGAAGCGGTAAAAGCCGGTGTTGCTTATGGGGATATGTCAGAAGACCTCAAAAAAGCGTCTAATGCCATCGAAACAAGCATTGGTGCAGCTGTCATGCCTATTCTTACAAAGTTGGCAGAAAAGCTCGTTGAGTTTATGCCTACTATTCAGAAACTTGCTGACAGAATCGGACCTCTTGCGGCTGAATTTATAGACAACCTCTTGCCACCGCTTTTTGACGTAGCAGAACAGATCATGCCGGAGCTGTTGAGCGCGGCGGAAGAACTGCTGCCATCACTCTCGGAAATTGCAAAAGAGATCATCCCGGTGATAGTAAATCTGTTAAAGGAGCTCTTGCCGGTGATTGTGCAGGTCGTAAATGAGGTCATGCCGGTGTTGGTGGACATTATAAAGATGTTAACACCCATCCTCAATATGTTGATGGAATTTTTAAGTCCTATCCTGCAGATGGTGCTTCAGTTAATATCGCCGCTTCTCACTCTTGTGATGCAGATTTTGACACCGATTTTGAATCTCGTGACGGCGCTTCTCGGTCCCTTCCTGGAGCTGTTAACAAATATACTGACTCCTATTTTCGGAATCATAGAAGCCCTTCTGACACCGCTTACGACTCTGATTACGGCCATCATGGAACCCATAAGTGATTTACTCTTTGTTCTGATGGAACCCATGACAGACCTCTTAAATATGATTTTGCCGCCACTTCTGACTATGATTCAGAGCTTTGTTGAGTGGGCGAGCCCTGCACTTGTGACAATGTTTGAGTGGCTTGGGGACTTCTTCACGTTCATAGTTGACGGACTCGGTACAAAGGGATTGACGGGTGCTTTCCAGTCCTTCGGAGACTTCTTCAAGAATCTATGGGATGGAATCGTTCAGGTGTTCAAAACAGCCGTTAATTTCGTCATTAAGGGCATCAATACTCTGATTGAAGGATTGAACGGTATAGAAGCTCCGCAGTGGTTGCAGGACCTCACAGGAGTGTCAGGGGTTAATCTGAAGACGATCCCGCTCCTTGCTAATGGTGGAGACATAGAGAGCGCCGGTAACGTAATCGTAGGAGAACGCGGACCCGAGATGTTAAGTCTTCCGCGTGGTGCTCGTGTTACTCCGTTAGATCAGACGGGTATCGATTACGAGAAGATTACAGAGTGCTTTATAAATGCTCTTCGTGTCATGGCTCCGGAACTTGCTACAAACATCAACGTAAACGGCAACAGAGATCGAATCGTTGATATTGTGGTCCAGGAAGCCAACGACAGACAGAAGATGTTTGGAAGGGGGTTCGCATAAATGCCATACGCAGGATATAGAGTCAAGATCGGGAATACGATCATCTCAAATGATTTAATCCAAAAAGGGACATACAGTTTTCAGAAACCGAAAAGAATCGCGGGGAGTTGGAAAGACGAACAGCAGATTGAGCATCAGCAAGTGCTTTCTAATAGAAAAGTGGCGATATCATTCAGCATAAGAGAGCGCGAGCTTGCGGATCAGGAGACTATTACCGGCATATTTGCCACCCAGGAGAACCTTACAGTTGAATACTGGGATGATTACGACTGCACATATAAGACGGGAACCTTTTACATGAACGCTCCGAAGATAAGCCATGTGAACTCTTCCGGCGGATCCCTTTTTTATGCTGCAACCCCGATTCAGTTAACGGAGTATTAACATGATTAGTGTATCAGCAAGCACAAAAGCCGCATTCAAAACGAATAGCGACAAAACGATAAAAGTAAATATCGATGGAACTGATTACACTTCAATCATATCTCTGTCGATAGAAGAAAACCTCGAATCAAATAAGTATCTGCAGTTTACCGGCTGCAATTCAAGCAAGGCAAGCTTTACCCTTTACGGAGTGAACGGAAGTTTTAAGAATAAGCCGGTAATTATCACGATTCAAGCAAATAGCACAGATATAATCCCGATATTTCACGGGTATGTTGATTCACAGACAGTGCAGGACTATACAACCGGTACAATCAATTTTAAGTGCTTTGACGACTTATATCTGATAGGTCAAACCGACGTTGCGGAATGGTACAAGTCTTTGACCTTCCCCATCACGATCGGGAACCTCCGGGCGCAACTGTTTACTTATCTGAACCTCACGGCGGTATCGACTACGCTTGTAAATGATTCAGTTGAGATAGACAGACAGTACATACCCGAGAATTTGGCGGCG